TTAGGGCTTCAAGCACACGTTAGTGATATACGCCTGCAAGCCTTCTATTTGGGTTGTGGCAATTCCGATGCGCTCGCGGAGACTGATATAATCCCGTTCAGCGGTGTCAGTAAGTCGGGCGCTGGCATCATTAGGGACGCTGGCGGGGCCTGTGGTTTTGGACACTGACTTTGAACACGTGGCGTTGAGCTGCAACCGCTTAGTGCCATTAGCGATATCAGCACGAAGGCGCTCGTTTTCAGATTTGGCATCTGCCAGCTCCTTGGTGTATTTGATATCAATAGCGGCTACTGCTTGGCGCTGGACCTCTATCTGGTCGAGGGTGGTTTGTTGTTGCCTGGCTACTGCTGTTATTTCTGCCACGTCACGCTGAAGAGTTGTTATTCGGCCCTGGTAATAGGTCAGGCCAAATTGCAGGACTGATGCAATGACTACCAGCAGCATACCGGCTAGGCCATATCGTGTGATTGTCGTCATGATGCTCGCCGGTCTAAAATGATGCCCATATACCCAGCCCCCCAACGCGTATAAAGCCACATCCTGCGCCCGGTTGATGGCCGGTGAATCTCTTGGCGAACAACGCTAATTGAAAATAAGCGCCACCACGGCCATTTTTGTGGCCCGTGTGACGGCCTCAGATCCTCTGCAAAATGCGCTGTTGATAGCTCAAATTTTATTTTCATGCTGGTATCTCAATGTGTGGCCCATCAAGGAACTTAGCGGGCTTATCATTCGGGTTATCCGTCCAACTGATACCGAAACGCAGCTTAACGCCTAACTCTTTACCAGCGCGATGCATGGCATCCAATACCGGCAACCAGCATTTATAATCATTCCAGTCAGCACCGGTGGGTAACAGATCAATAGCGTGGCCGGTAATATGGCGGCTGTTCATGGTCTGGCTCTTGCCAGTGTCCACCAGCTCTTTTTGCCGTTCTACGGTGCGCAATCCTTCAATCACACCGAAATCAACCGTTGATAGTTCCAGCGCGCGGCGCACCACTTTCACCAGGTCAGCATTAACACCCTTGAGATTATTGTCACTGCGAGCACTGAAACGAAAATTACTGATTTTCATTGCTGCCCCCTGTCTTGCTGCCAACAATGCGTTTAAGTACAGAGCCGATATAGTCAGTACCCATATAGCCGATAAATACGCTAAGTATTAGCGTCCAGCCTGGCTCTACGCCGAACATCGTTAGTACATCTTCAATAAACCACGCGATGAGTGAGCACATAGCAGCATCAAGCATGACTTGCGCCCGCCCTCCACCTGCGTACATGCCGCGCAAAGTTGCCATAATTGCAGCCAGCCCGGCGCTGATAAGTTCGCCGCGATGCTCTCCGATCCATACGATGATCAGACTCCAGATATCCGGTGACCTGTGCATTTTCATATCCACCCCCCGTCTGGGGAATCCTTTCCCGGCGCGTATGTCGGGTACTGTGATAAAAAAAGCCACCAGATTTGGTAGCTTTATGTGTTTCCCCCTCCAGGTTTAGGATAGGGAAGAGGCTTGAATAATTTTGTGTTGAGCCGCTTTCTGGCCCGTTTATTCAAAAACTTGATATAGCGGAACTGGGTAAATTTATGTGCTGTCGCCCGGTGAATATTGGCCTGCAGATGTAAGCCCCGCGCACCCGCTTTGCTGGCCTTAGTGGTTAAAGCAATCTTGTGGTACCACTCGCCGTCTAATTCATAAAACGTGCTTTGGTGGCTACCGACATAATCAAAATTACTGGCCTGATACACCACACCGAAGCGACCACACCGTTCATCAGCAAATGTCTGCACCCATTCAACGCTGGGGTGAAGCAATTTGATAGTTTTGAGTGCGTAGCTGATCGCCCGTGATTCTGTATTGGTCAGCATGTCGTCATGCACCCAAAGGCGGTTTAGTTCCATGTATTGCCGGTTGCCGGTTCCCTCTACCACTCGCCCACCGCTGCTGGGGTTCATTGCATAACCCCATTGCATAACACCCACTAAATCACGCCCGGAGAAAATACCCAGGTGAAGGTAGGAGTTATTAACAATGCGTTTGCTGTAATGAAAGTTGATGATAACGAGACGGGCCAACCAGACAGGAATTGTAGCGACATGCAGATCTGAACATCCGTACCCCACCGTTATACCGTCATAAACTACCGGTTCAGGCTTACCCACTGCGCGGGATGCGTTTTTGTAACTTAATTTTTTCATGGTCATATATACAGTATTCCGCTAGGATACCACCGCTGACGTTAGCAGGGTGGGCCTTGGTTATACTCATGACCGGAAACATGGGTGTAATGGCCCTGATATGCTGATACATACCGGGGTCGCCCATTTCTAACGAGTGCTAAAAAGATAACCGCATGACTCAAAAGGTCAGGCGGTTTTTTTTATTGAAGCCGGTTACGGTTCCGGCGTCAGCACCTACCACGTGCTGACCGCATACCCTATAAACGACAAAACCCCGCCGAAGCGAGGTCTTTATTTTTCGTGGTGGGTTACATGCGAGATATGCCACTATTTACAGAATCTACGCCAACTTTATGCAAAACGCAAGCGATATGTATAAATCATGTCGCCATCAGTACCAATCGTGCCGCTATCGTGTGATTTTCTGAAATTCAGATTCTGCATAGCTCTCTTCGATATCACATTTAGCCACCAGCGACGCATAGAACGGCTTCCAGTTACGCGACCAAGATGATTGGGTGAGTTCAGGAAGCAGCGCTGTAATCGCTTTGTAAGCCGTTGTTGAGGGTGTCCGTTTGTATCCAATTCCAGAGCACCGCTCACACTCTTTCTCAACTGGCGCGCCAATCCGTTTGGATTTTTCAAGGTCGCGCACCTTGCCGGTACCATTACAGCGGCAGCGAATAGAGATTTTGCCCTTTCCGTTGCATGGGTTGCACAATTCGCCCACCAGCTCTTCCTCTATCCATGCATCTGTTTTCTCACCGCATCCGGGGTGTTTAACCACTTTTTGAATACTGTAAATCAACCTCTTCCCCTTGCAGTGTTTACATGTGGTGGTAGCCGCCGCTGAACTGCTGTATTCCTCGTAGGCAAATTTAGACAAGATAACCATGCATTGAGCCATTCGGCGGCCCGATGCTTTACCGACATGCTTCGGAGCGTTCTTCATGGCGAATTGGGTAAGCTGTTCGACAGTTCTAATCCGGTCCTCTTTGCTGATGCCGACCTTACCCAAATATGCAGCCATGCCGAAACTGGCCCGAGCCTCAACCATTCCCATTGCGGCGGCCATATCCGGCCCTTTGAGCGAATCGGAAGATGTGGCGCGAGGGGAATCTGTAATCATCTGGCTCTTAGCGCTGAACTGCTTAATTGCTGATTCTAATTTCACTATGCCGCCCTCTTCTTTAAACTTTGTGTCTGCCTGAATAATTACGGGTCTTTTGTTCCGGCTGCTGCTGGCTTCGCCGTGCTGCTTCCTCCTGGTCAATTGGCATAAAATGCCCGTAACGGAATTGGCGGTAAATTGTCCCCTGCGGCCCGTTGCGGTTTTTGGTCAGATTGATTTCTGCAATACCTTTGGCGAGGCTGTTCTCGTCATAAAGCTCATCGCGATACAACATCATGATTAGATCAGCGTCAGCCTCAATGCTGCCTGAGTCTTTCAAATCAGCATTCACGGGGCGCTTGTTCATGCGCTGCTCTACGCCTCGGGATAACTGGCTTAATGCTATTACGGGGGTTTTATTGCGCTTGGCTAATGCCTTAAGACCACTGGATACTTCACCCACTGCAATATCATGGCGCTGGCGCTCGTTAACGGATATCAGCCCAAGGTAATCAACAAAGACAGCAGCCAATTCAGGGTGCTTGCGCTTATGGGCAATTGCTGATTGCTTGATTTGTTCAAGGGTTAATTCGCTAGCGTCAATAACCCAAATAGGCCGATTGATCATGCGACCGATACCAGCTGATATTCTGGCCCAATCCTCATCTTCCAATTGTCCTGGTGATTTAAGTTTGGAAGTGGATAAGCCACCGGCACCGGCAACTTGCCGTTCCGCTATCTGGATGCCGGACATTTCCATACTGAATAGCAGTACACCGCCGCCTAGCTCGGTAATTTTATCAATCAGGTTAAGCGCAAACTCTGTCTTGCCTACCGATGGCCGTGCCGCTATCAACACTAAATCCGTCAGATCAAAGCCACCGGTTAAAGCGTCTAACTCTTCAATACCCGTCAGCAGTGTGCGCCCTTCACCTACACCAGCCATTCTCTCTTCTAACCGAGTTTCTACCCCCGCCAGCAGATCATTAATATGAACGGCCACCAGTTCACCCGAGTTCAGCTCCATGTGTTGGAGGCTTTCACGTAACTCAGCAATGGCCGTCATGGACTCATCGCCAGTGCGTGCGCTGTCTAACGCCGTTATCGCATTGGACACCACCTCTTCAGCACTGCGAATGAAGTGATTCTTCACCACCAGCGAGGCGTACTGCTCCAGATTAGCGATCGCCCATGAGAGTTTTACCGATGCAGACATGATCGCCTGATACTCACCGCCTAAGGCTTCACCCACCAGCACAGGATCAATCACATTCTTGCTCAGTGCCTGCCGCATAATTTCACGATAGATATCGCGATATTGCCGAGTACCGAACGCCTCAACGGGCAAGGTAGAAAACACGTCAAACGTTTGGGGATACGCATCCAAATTACGCAGCAATAGCGCCCCAATCACCGCGCCTTCAATTTCTTCATGCGTCATACAGCCACATCCTTGCGGAAACTGTCCCAATCAAACACCAGAGTAGCCCCGCCGCCTTCGGTCATTCGGTCTACAATGCGATCGCCAACAATCACGGCCAATTCACTGATGGTCAAATTGCTGATCAGGATGGTGGGCTTAAAATTCTCATATCGAGTGTTGATGATTTCGAACAGGATCAGTTTTTCCGCTTCGCTGCCGAACTGGACACCTACCTCATCGATAATCAGCAAGTCCAACGAGCTGTACAGGTGATAAATATCATCCTCTGTGTTTTCTGCGTCTTTCTGCCATGTGCGTTTGATAGCGCGGGTGATGCGCATTACGGAGGTCAGTAAAACGCTATCCTGATGCTCGTTGATGATGTGCTTGGTCATGGCAACCGCCAGATGGTTCTTACCTGTCCCGCACGAACCACACAGCAACAGGCTGGTACCTGATTCTTTCACTTGCGGCCAGTGACTTACGTAGCTCTTGCAAACCTCAAGATTGCTAGCGGCTTTTTCATTGACGGGCCGATAGTTATCAAAATTACAATACTCAAAGCGTGGGCTGATATGGGCCTCGGCGGTCAGTCGCTTGATCCGCATATCTTGGATTTGCCCGCCAACCTGATTAATTTCATCCGAAATACAGTCAGGGCAACGAGAGCGGCGCTCCACAACGCGATCCGAAAACTGGCAAGTCAGTCCAACACTGGTGTAGTGACCGTGTGTAGGGCAATTTTGGGTTTCATCAAAACCTCGGGTGAAGTGGCGATCCTCAGGGGCGATAATGCCAGAGGAAAAACTCAGTTCTGCTTCAAGGTCGCGGGCTTTACTGTTCAGTTCCCGCATGGATTGCTCCCAGAGCGTAGGCATGCCGTTGATCATTTGCTAAACCTCTCCATGAATGGGGCTGTGGTAGTGCCGTAATCGCGATTGGCGAAGCCGGTGTGTGTGCTTGGTTTTTGGTTGCTGGCTGCTTGCGGAGACATTGCTGACCAAGAATTTTCATACTCACAGCCGGGGCCAAAGAAGCGCGTGGCTTGCATGACGTATGCGGTGTTGGTCTGGCCTTTGGCTTGGCAGAACTTGGCGTAGCGCTCTACCCCTGCCAATAAAACATCACTGGTTACCCCCTCTTTGATTCGGGCATTCCAGCACTTGAACGCAGCGGGTTTAGAATTACTCCCCTCACGTTTTGGGTAGTTGGCCCATGCTGTTTCGAATTCTGTTGAATAATCGTTTTTAATTCGCTTAGCAGGGGCATCATCGCCAGATGGTGCAAGCGTGTTTGTATTCTCTGTAGTAATCTCTGTATGTGTAGTCTCTGTAGAAGTCTCTGTATACGTCTCACGTTTCAACGTAGGAGGGGTTACGTTAGAACGTAATACCTGCTCCGTTTCTGCGTGGGTAGTGATCTCAGCGATACGTGCCGCCACAGGCTCAACAAACAGGACATTACTCAGCGTTACGCCGGTTTGCGTCTGAACCGTGCGCAACTCAAGATTAATCAGACCTGCGCCACGTAAGCGCTTTAGTGCGTCAGTAGTTTCACGCTTGGAAAAACCAAACTGATCAGCAAATGCCTGGTAACTTCGCTGCAATTTGTCCCCATGAAAACGCTTGCGCTGCCCAACAAGGACGCCGCTATTTTCATCCCGAACATCTACAGGTCGATACCAGTAAACAATGTCAGAAAGCAGCATGATGGCGGTACTGTCTGGCTTACCACTTGGCAGCACAACATGACGCCACCAATTGGCGGGAATAACGTTCCCGCTGATATTTATGCTGCCAATTGCCGTTACGGTTGGTGTGGGAGTGGTGATACTCATACTAACCCCCCAATTTCGGGGTGATGGTGTAACCACGGGCTGACTCAAGGCGAACCTTTAGATCAGTGGTGAGCGCTCCAATTTTTCGGACTTTCAGACACCCAGCTCGCTCAAGGTTTTTTACTTCTTTGAACATCGCCTGCCTGGAACAGCAGCAGAACTGACTAAGAACATCATTATCGAAAATTCGTTCACCCTCACCATCGCAACTGCCATTGGATAAGATGCGCATCATAATCAGGCGCTGTAGCGGGTTATTGAATGGGTATTCGAAAACGAAACTTGATGGGGAAAAATAGATTTTACCGTTCATGCGGCACCTGCCAGTTCTTTGTCATGGGTGAATTGACCGTTCCAGTTCTTTTTCATCGGCAAGCTGCCTTTGAGGTAATACCGGTAAATCCAGATAGCACCCTTGCGAAGCAATACGGGAGTAAAGGCGTCAAAGCTTTCATGCTCATCAGGTTCAACCAAATGGCGACGCTCAGTGAGATACAGGTCACGCGCATAGGCTTTCACACGCCACGCTGGGCGGCGAGACTCTGGACGCTCGTCATACAGCCAGTTATGTTCTTCAAGGAATGCCGTGACCTGCTGAACGTTGACACCATTGAGCTGCTTACAGAACTGGCTCGGCGTCATGCCTGCTTTGAAGAGGTTTTCCAGATGCAAAATATATTTCGCCTGCCGATGCACGTAACCCACTGCCTTTCTCTCTGATTCCTTTGCGTCAGCCCATGCACGAGCAGCAGCAACCTCATCAGAGAAGTCAGGGAGGTCATTGGATGGCATGAGGCTATATGAACCCGTCGCGCGAATGGACGGTAGGACTTCCTCACATACCCAATCCTGCACACGTTCAGCCGATGGCAGTCTGCTGCGCATAATGAGGCGGTACAGATCTGCTTCTGTAGCGAGGATGATACCCTTCGGACGGAAGCCCAAACCTAATTGCTCCGTTTCGGGACAATCAAGCTTAATCAATGACTTGCAATGGTCATTCACAGCCTTAACTGGTCGGGCATAACCCAGCGCCTCAGCAGCTTCGACCGCAAAGAACACTGGCTTACCCTTGTACAACATGCCACTCAGCGAAATACCGAGATCAGCAGAGTTAAATATCATCAGTTGGTTATTCATTGCTGTCTCCTGTTGTGCGTTGGTCACTCGAGGGCATGAGGCTATATGACCCAGTGGTGCGAATGAACGGCAATACTTCGGATGTGATCCAGCGCTTCGCCTTTTCCTTGCGGCTTTTGTGGATTAGGGTAAGTAGACCGGACTCATTGGTAAGTTTTGGTTTTCGCCCTGAACCGGAGTGCTGCATGTGTTCGCGAATATCCTCAACGCTAACTACCTGCAATGCTTTATTTGTACAGCTCAACCCAAGCGCCCTGCGCACATCGACCACAAAGAACCACGGTGCGTTGTTAATCAAAACGGTACGAACCGACGCCAATAACTCGCCAGTGCTTGCAGTAAAATTGAAAGTTCTGATTGCACTATTCATCACTGCCTCCTGTTGCGGGTTAGTCTTGAGCGGGGTGTGGGAACGTATCAGGTAAGTCAGGGCGGATTTGGTGAGCCTTTACCGCTCCATTTGTTGCTTTTACAATTGACATAACATGATCAGCTTTTACTCGGCGACCATGCAGCCAACGGAAAACCGCAGGCTGAGATACACCACAGGCTCGCGCTAAAGCCGCTTGCCCTCCTAGAATCTCAATGGCAGTTTGAATATGGCAATTCATGGTTAATTCCAAAAGTTATATTTAACTCAAATAATATGCGCTTGTATAACTTATTGCAATAACTTAATGTATTTGAGGATTTATAACAAAAGGTATAGATTGAGGTTATGAAAAATACATTCGCAGAGCGCCTTCAGCAGGCAATGGATGCCGAGCAAATATCTCAGGCAGAACTAGCAATCAAAGTTGGCGTTTCACAGCCAGCTATCAATCGCCTATTGACAGGAAAAACAAACACCAGTAGGAGAATTATTGAAATTGCAAAGGCTCTTAAGGTGCAACCGGAATGGTTGTTATCTGGAGTGGGAGATATGCGAAATTTAGAAGGCGGCATACGGAAAAATGAGGAATCAATCCCACCAGTTAGCGAATGGAAGAGTGTTGATGTGTGGGATAGCGACACCCCATTAGATGATGATGAAGTCGAAGTCCCATTCTTGAAGGATATAGAGCTTGCTGCAGGTGATGGTAGCTTCTGTGATGAAGACTATAATGGGTATAAAATACGCTTCTCTAAGGCAACCTTGCGTCGAGTTGGTGCCATGAAAGAGAATGTAATTTGCTTCCCTGCCCGTGGAAACAGCATGGAGCCAGTTATACCAGATGGAACCACAGTGGCTATTGATTGCGCCAACAAAACGATTATTGATGGTAAATTATACGCCATAGCCACCGATGGAATGAAACGAATCAAACAGCTATACCGTCGCCCTGGAGGGATAGTCGTGATTCGTAGCTATAACCGTGATGAGTATGCAGATGAGAACGTCAATGAGCGCGATCTAGAAATTATGGGCCGTGTTTTCTGGTACTCAGTTTTGCTATAGAACCACTGCAAACACCTAAAAACCGATCTGATGGTCGGTTTTTTTTCGCCTAAAATCCGAGCAATACAGAAAGTTATAATAAAACTCCTAGCATTTATTCTTTTATTTCAATGCCATATATAATATTAGCTATATTTTATAACTTTGTGTATTGCATTAGGTATTTTATTGCCTTATCTTTAACTCATCAACACGCAGCAGACAAACCCGAGGGTTAAGATGGATAGTCTAAGTCAATTGACAGCAAGTATTACCGGCAGCGTTAAACAAAAGGCTAAGGTTTTAGATTACCAGTTAATTAAACGCATAAATAATGAATCTAGCTGCGGGCAATTTTTATTGGAAACAGAATTTTCACCTAAAATAACTCGAGCTCTTTATAAAAGAAACGGTAACCACTATGTGCTTATCGATATTTTTGAAGACTTAAAATCTGCTAACAATGAGGCAAGGGAAGTAATAAGTCAGAGCGAAACGTATTGTTTAATTTTTGGGGGTAACCGTGTCAAGCCTAAAAACAAAAATTGAGAATGCCAAAATAATGGCATATCAGGGTGAGGTTTTATTAAGGGCTTCATTTGATGGTGATAGCGAAGAAGATGAATTTGAACTATCAAACTTAGCCTTTTGTAAATTAATTGAACTTCGCAAATATCTTGAAGATTTAATGGTTGAAGTTAAATCAGAGGCTAAACCATGAATAACTTATCTAATCGTGTTAATTCGGCTCTGGTGGCGATTCCAGTCAAACACCAGAGCCTAGCCTTAAATAATGCCCGTGGTGGTCTTAATAAGGTTGAGGCGGATTCTATCTTAACGGTATTCATCTTTGCAACCATTAAGCGCTCTGACGTTAAAGCCAAACCAGTAATGATGCGTGTAACCGCCAGCAGCTACAAAGAAGCCAGGCAACAATTGATTCGCGATTACGTTATTTCTTTTGCTGGCTGCATTCCAAGTCAGGAGAAAATGGCATGATCAGAAAACAAATTACTTTGGATGATGTGATGTGCCGCATCCAGCAGGCTCAAACAGTATTATCTTTTTGGCGTGAAACTATGACCACTGATGATGGCAGTTATCCAGATATTGTTGACGCTGTGCTAACCATTCTTGATGGGTTGTCTGACGCTGTGGCTATTGAAATGGATCAACCTCGCGAGGTGAATCATGGCGCATGAAATTACATTAGGAAAAGCGGCAGAAATGGCGCATCAGGCCGAGTTAATCAGTCGCTTGCTGGAGAGCCATCCAGACCAATTGCAGGATGGGGACGTAATAGCTATTGCAAGCCTATTAGCAAAACTTACAGGCCGTGTGACAAGTTGGTTAATCGAGGAGCAAGCGCAGCGGGTGGCTAATCATGACTAATAAAAACGCTCTGGAGTTAGCAAGTATTTTTGATGATATCGCTAATTTATTAGATGCAGCAGAACGGCTTCGTATTCACGGCGGCGATGGCGAACATATAGCAGCAGAAATAACAAGCTTTGTTATGGGTCTTGCCGCAACTGGGGCGAGTAAAACACATGAGTCCAACCATGAATAAAGATAACCCATGTATGACTCAATCATTGACTGATGTACTGAGTGATATCGCACTGTATTTGGAAGCTGCGGAACGGTTCAGTCTTGACCCCGGACAAGGCGTTCAACTGGCAGATTGCATCATTAGCTACTGCGCTGATTACGCTAAAACCATGGCTGGACGTGCTGCGCCGGAAGGAGTTGACCATGAATAAATCACCAATAGTTAAACGTCCCTCTATTTCAATCAGTGACATTAAAAATGAACTTCAATTTATATGTAGCGAAATGGATGTAATTATTAAATTAATGCCACCAAGCGATGACAAAAGAAAATTTGAACAGACTGACGCTATGCTGAGATTCTTCATCTACCCAATATATGGAGTAAAGCCTCACTATGAAAAAGAGGTAATTACTGATGGGTTGCCTATAGAAGCTAGGATTTATTCTGTCAAAATTTCTTTATGTAAATTTATATGGTTCGTTTCACAGCGCGATCCTCGCTTTGCTAATTGGCTAAAGGGCGTTGCAAGGGGCATTGGAGAAGATATGGATAAGCTACTTAGCGAAGATATAAATTACTTAACCGTTACCATAGGTCAATAAAAATGAACATTGATAAAGTTGATCCAGCAAGGTTCGAAAAATGGGAGTTCGATTTAATTGATGATGGTGGAATTGAGGTTGCATTCCAATTAAAACCTGAACCTGTTTATTTCGTTATGCGTCACGGTCGCCGTAAGAAATGCTTTAGCCGTGAAACTGCGATTAATCGTCTCGCTCACTTCATGACTGAAAAAGTATTTAAACGCGCAGGTGTTAGTTCTCGGGTTGGCGAAAAATACACACAAGTGGATGGCTGTATTCACTGGGAAAGAGGTGAGCCATCACCAGAATATATAGCTTCCCATAATCGCTGTATGCGCCGCATTCGTCGCCTGTTAGCCAAGCAACGCGAAATGCTTAAATGGCAAAAGAAATATGAGAAGTGGTCAAGCCAGCACATTGAGCTGATGAAAACCAAACCTTATTAATTAAGTAATAGCTAAAAAAATATTAACTATGTCCTTCGGGTTAGGACTCCCCACACCTATAAGCCAGAAGATAAGGTAATAAAGAGCACCTTATCGAGCACGTCAAAGCTTCGGGTATTGATGTGCCGGGATGGCTGATAGATGGGTGCCTGACACGTCCAACAGAACCACTCACCGACAACGAATATCAGGAGTTTGCAGAGTATTACTGCAAACAAATCCGCTCAGTCGAAGCCCTTACCTATCTGGTTGAATGCAAGGGTCGCTTTGGTATGGATATGCAAGGCGGGGCTATTTTCAGGCACGAGAATATCGTTATGCAAATAGACCAGCAGGTTATTGAAACCTTACTCCAGCACCAAATTGAAACTGCGTTGATGGAAGAACGCCCAGCAGAGCGTTACCTCGCCGTCATGAAGTTCTACATGGGTGACCGATTAAATCAAGCACAAAACGGTTCTACGTGGATGCGTGACTTTATCGACAGCGTATTCATTGAGGGCGTTCGGGCAATTTGCCAGGGCGAAACAGAACCAACAAAGAATTTGCACTGAGGAGCGCCAATGAGCAACCAGGACAACGCAAATGTATTTAGCGCGGTTTCTCTGCATCGTACACCGACCGCAAAGCACAGCCGCCGCCAGTGCCGTATCTATAGCCCAGAAGAGTTTCTGGAGATGCCAATGGTGAAGGAATTTATCAAAAACAACCCTAATCAGCACTTCGTCAATGAGGAAACCGGCGAGGTCATGCTGGCACAGGAGTTGGCTGAACTTTATTGCTCCGTGAATAACGGGAAAAAGTTGAAGAAATTATTGCGTCGTTCATTCGGAGATAAAACATGAAAACTGAATTGGTAATCAATGGTGTACCAATGATGAGTAGTCGTGAAATTGCAAGAATTACTGGCAAGAAAATAGGTGATGTTCATCGCGACATCAGAGCTATGGTTCCGGCGCTTTATGCATCAGACCAAGGCGAAGAAATTAAATCATACGCATGGGATACGAATAAAGAAAAGATGGTGTTGTTTTTGCTTCATCATAATATTCAAGGAGTTGAGGTTAATTTCGACGAAAGGAATTATGTTTATGAGTTCCTTCTTGACCGCCGACATACTGAAATCTTGATTTCTGGTTATGACGTCAAGCGCCGCGCTGCAATAATTGATCGTTGGCACGCGCTTGAGACAGGCGAAGCGCAGCCTCGCCTTGAATCGCCGAAACCTCAGCAAACCTTCGCATCAATGAACGACAACATCCTCTCTCTAGCCCGTGTTGTAGCAGAAGCAACCGCATCGGCAACCATGAAAGCGGTGATTGAGATTGTTGGCATTCAGAAGTATCAACCCGTTGCTGAACCAGTTGCAGCTATCGCACCACCTGCGCCAGAAGCCTTACAGGTCAGCCACAATAAGCCGGATAGCGCCCAATCTGAATACGCCCTTGTATCGCATCTGTCGTGGGCCTGTGGGTTGTCTGGCGCTACTTGCCGCCGACTGGTTACATTCTCCAACTTACCTACCCGCCTGACCAACGGTGATCGTGGATGCTTGCTGGTCAATCGTGAATCCTTTATGGCTGCCGCTCAAAAATTGCTTGATGAGTCAATACCGCCCACTAAAAAGCTGAAGCGATGGCAACACCCGGAGTTCGGTGGCTTTGCGTTGCGTTTGATATCTGAAAGCGACAATGGGGAGGCAGAATAATGATGATTCAAACCCGCCTACTCCGTGCCGCACTCGTATGTGTCGCTAAAAATGACCCTCGCTACTACCTCGAAGGGGTACACATCATGCCGAAATATATCGAGGCAACAAACGGCCATGTAGCCCTGCGCATGGAACACGGCATCAATACACGCAAAAACATCATCGTGAAATTTGACGGCGCGGTGCCAGCCAAGGCCGACACGACGGAGCTGGTATTTAACAAATATCCGCTAGCCGTTCACCGCGACATTACCGGCCAGCGCATCGGCTTTACAGCTATCAGGCTGCTTGATGGTCGCTTCCCTGATATGGATCGGGTTATCCCAACCACTATTGACAATAGTTTTATCCCGGCAATCCAGGGGGAGTTTATGTCCTATCCGTCCAAAATGTTTTGCCGTGAGCGAAAAATCATACCCGTGAAGCTGGCTCCGTCCGGAAAAATAACCGGCTGTCGGTTCCTGTTCAACAAGTCAATTTGCACCATGTTCGGCAATCCTCAGTTCGTAGTGATGCCGATCCGAGCAGGGATAAATGACTTTCCGGAGATTGGATAATGAAAATCATCACTAAAAATTTCCGACTCAACGCACTGGCTAACCAGTATTCAGCAGCGATATATGACCATTTGAAGCAACAGAACGGCGGTGATTTCTTCATTGTGGATGCTGGTGATTTTCCCCTTCGAATTGAAATTGTCGGTGGCGTGTCAGGGGTTCGTTCTTTGGTTGATGCCTACTATCTGGAAGCCTTAAAGCTGTATTTATTGCAGTGGGAAAAAATAGCAATTGAGATGCTAACTAAGTGTCTGGATGGTAACAACCTGACGCAAGACGGCCGTGAAATATGGGAAAGCATGGGTTCTGACATTGGTTCTACGGTGGCAGGGGGTGCGCAATGAGCGATAAATCATCTCCTTTAGCAGTGTGGCATTCTGTTGATAGCTGCACAAATGGCTCTAAGGCCTTGCGTGGCGCGGCTCCTTCCGGGCATACCTCCGAGCAGGTCACGGTGTCAGGCGGGTGCCGCAAGGGGGCCACTAATGGGTAAGCAAGCTGATATCCATGATACCCAAGTGCGGGCCACTGTGATTGTTGACGATGGATGTGACTGGACGAAATACCTCAACTGGTTAGCCAAAGCAAAGTACCGCATCAGGAACGGGATAAATGAACCACCACCAGCCCGACCAAAGGTAGCACCAGTAAGTTTTAAGTCGGTTAAGAAGCCCCGTAAAAAGGGCTATCGAGTGGTTCAACAGGCTATAGGGGCGGTGTGATATGAAATTCAAATGTACAGGCAAGTGGAACGGCGAACCATTCGAGCGAGTTACTGAAGCGGAAGACGAAGGCGATTGCTACGATCATTGGCATCTGTGGGCCATGATAGGTAACGCAACTCTCGCTGATTTCGTGATGGAGGTATTAGCCAATGACTAGCCGCCAACGGTTTGAAGCGTTTTGCAAGGCTAATAAATTATGCATTGAGCGAGGCGTGACCAGTGGTGATTACGCAATGCAGCAAACATATAACATGTGGGTTGCATGGCAAGCAGCAATCAAAACGCCAGTTACGCTCCCTCCCCTGATTGATGTCGAAGAGCTTGAGGGCGAGGATCTGAACGCCGCGAACCATTTCAACGCAGCTATTGCCATGTGCTCCATTGCAATACGGAAAGCGGGTTATCCGTCAGAGTGTTCAGCTATGTTTTACCCTATAGATAAGCAAGGCGGCTAATTATGGCTAGAACTCAGACCTTGGAAGTATGGGCCGCCGAGGAGTTTGATGAGCCGATCCCCAGCTATCCAACGTTACTAAAATATGCACAACATGGCATGATATCACCGCCGCCCTTTAAGGCTGGCAGGTGCTGGCGGGTTGACAAGAGTGCCCGATTTGTCGGAATAACAGTCAAGCCAGTAGTGAAGAAAGACGATGATCCACGCTTGAAGAGGATAATGGAAGATGGCCAGACCTCGTAAGTACAATATAAATGTACCAGGTCTATCGTGCTACACAGACGCCAGAACAAAAAAGGTGTACTGGCGTTACAAGCACCCTATCACCCGTAAATTTCATGGGTTAGGTGATGATGAGTCTGCGGCAAAAGCTATCGCTATTGAGGCTAATAGCCGTTTTGCCAACCAACAAATGGGCCAATTGCTTAAGGCAAGGGATGAGATCAGTCTCAAGATAGGTAAAGCGATAACAGTTAACACTTGGTTAGATCGTTACCTGGCTATACAGCAAGAACGTTACGACAGTGAAGAAATAAAACTCAACACGCTCAAGCAAAAAAATGCGCCAGTCGAAGCATTCAGGCGTCATTGTGGAATGCTAACCCTTCCTGATGTCGGCGCTCGCGATATAGCCTCCGTAATAGAAGAGTACAAAGATAAAGGACAAAAACGGATGGCGCAGGTTGTTCGAATGGTACTGATCGATGTGTATAAAGAAGCTCAGCACTCCGGAGAGGTTCCGCCAGGCTACAACCCAGCTCTGGCCACCAAGCAACCAACAAACAAGGTTACTCGTATCCGCTTGAATTTTGATGAATGGGAATCAATATTCAATGCCGCTGCCAATATGCAAGGATATATCCAAAACGCAATGCTTCTTGCTTTGGTTACTGGTCAGCGCCTCGGGGATATCGCTGATATGAAATTTAGCGATGTTTGGGATAATCACCTTCATATCGTGCAGGAAAAAACAGGCACCAGAATAGCCATACCCATAACCCTAAAATGTGAGTCTGTCGGTTATACGCTGCAAGATGTTATAGCACGGTGTCGAAATATGATCGTTAGTCCGTACATGCTTCATTATCACCATACAACATCAATGGCTAAACGAGGCGGCCAAGTATCTAGCAATGCAATCACTACCGGATTTTCGGCGGCCAGAGACAAAAGCGGATTGCAATGGAAAGACGGCACCCCACCTACATTTCATGAACAGCGATCCTTGGCAGAAAGGTTATATCGAGAACAAGGAGTGGATACTAAAACGTTGCTCGGACATAAAAATCAAGCAATGACCGATAAATATAATGATGACCGGGGTAAAGAATGGCTGGTGTTAGCTGTTTAA